GATTCAGCCTCGGCAGATGCCGAAGTTGAACAACCTAGTCAAGGTTTTACATATTCTATTCGGCATCATGCCCGCCGCCTCTCGGCGACTAGTTCGGTCACAGAACTAATTTTCTTTATCACATTCTTTCCTGCTAGTAAGTGAGACTACATTTAATTATTAGGAGTGTCTGTCTCCAAAGAGCCACTCTACGTTTTAGGTAGGGGCACAACTGCCTCAATATAGAGGCGTGGCATACCGGTCCAAAGGTACGCCTGGAAATCTTCCGCAGCGGCTACGTATGCAAGCATACCTGAGCCGTTTGCACCATCCATTTGGTAGCGGTATTTCCAAATATTTGTCCAACAATTGTTATTATCTTGCCAATCGATAACCTTACCAGGCACGAAACGATACTGGCTATAAAATGGAACCTCAAACTCTGCAATAGGGTTGACGGCTCCGTTTACAGCAATAGCACCAGTTTGCGCCGGCAATGGAAAATCATTAGATTGATTAGTACTCAACACACCATTAGAGACAGCATCGTAGTGCATCTCGTCTATGGATGTGTAGGTTCCAAAATCAGAACGATAATCACGCCATGTTTCACCAATATACGTAGACCGCGTAATTGCACCATTGATGGATTGGGTGGAGGCGGCAGTTCCTTGTGGCATTAATTTCCACCGAATACCGCCACGCCAACCCGAAAAACCAGCAATGATATAATGCAAGAGCACAGTATTAACGTAATTGTACGGAGCAAGAAGAGCATCTTGATCAGTTGCATTAGGCACATTTCCCCGAAAAACGGGGAATGCCGCCCTACAACCGGCAAAGGTGTTCTTTCCGATTCCTGAATTATAGTAAAATAGTAAAGAGTGAAAATTATATCTTTTCAATAGAGAACGAAATGATTTTATACTCTCACCAATGTAGACTTTATTCAGCATATCATGATTTGTCATTGGAAGAACGAGATCTTTGGAATCAGTATGATCGGGATCATCAGCACCTTGTCCAGGTGCGTCATTGTTATTCAGCTGCGTTGTTTCAACTCCAGATTGTGGTTCAAATCCAGATTGAGGTTTGAAAACAATACGAGATAACCGATCAGATGGCACGAAGACCTCAAAATCATCGCCAGCACTAACAAAAACATTAACTTGGATGTCATTGGTGACAGTGGAATTGGGTGTTGTCAGTTCATTAACAACATAAATCCCAATCACACCATTACCTTCAATCCATGAACCAAATCTAGTTCCATTGAAATAGGAACCAGGTGTAGTCAAAATGGTCGTGTCTTGTACTGGAATTAATGATTTTTCTTGAGCATTACCAACAGTAATTGTGAAATCATTCTTTTCAGTGATGTCAACAACTTCAAGATAATTGGTGTTATACTCAGGTGTTGCACTAAGATAATAAGGATCATAAACCACTTTAATCCTTCCCCTGTGGTAAGCTGATGCAACAATTTGAAAACGGAACTTAATGGAACCTGTCCAATAATCAAAAGGCAAAGCAGCAGCAGAAAGAGCAGTATGATGGTATCCAGTAGATGCTCCAGATCCAGATGTATCAAAAAGAGTAGGCAAAACTCGAAAATTATGCAACAATGTCTCAGGAGCAGCAGTTTCAGCCCAATCAAAAGTCGTGAGATACGACTCCCTCTGGGCGATACTACTAATACTGAGTTGATCTTCAGGACCAATACCAGCAATACGGGGATCAATGGACAACTCTTGTTTATCATCTACGGTCAGCTTGTTTGTGGAATCGGGTATTGTTGTGGTAGCTAAATTTGTGGTCACATTTGGCGTGTACTTTTCAGGATTTTTAGTCTCGACAGGCCGTGAGTAACCATATAATTTTGCTATACCAGCAACTGCATTGGAACCAATCTCGGTTGCTGCAGCAAAGGGCGCTATTGGAGGAATTGTCTTAAGCATCCCAGCAGCTTTAGCAACTGCAGTGGCAGGACCCGAAATCATGCCTTTGGTGTTAGCTTCATCCTGTTCTCTACCTGATTGGGCAGTAATACCAGAAGCATTTAGACCAGTCGGTACAGACACCGACACATCTTCTGCCCAGGCAAAGACCGTAATCGTTGTGGAATCCGCTGCACCATTGGCATGACGTAGTGTGTTCAGTGATTTGAGATACACATAACCCATGTCTGTCCAATCACCATCAACAATGTTGAGGTAATTCTTATAAAAGAAGAAGGGCAATTTCATTTCTCCACCGGTATTAGTGGTAGGATTAATGAAAATATGTGGGCGCTGTGACTCTTGAATACGATCTTGTTGAACGAGTCCAGCACTTGAGCTGAGCGCGTCAAAATTGTGCAGTGGCAAGTAGGACATAAGTGCTCTACCATATTGGAAAGGATTACCATTGACAAGTACTTTAAGGTGTAGCGTTGCGCGCAACAAGTTGTAATTTGACAACCTATTACTCACACGCTTATTTTCAAAGAATAATGTCCATGGATTGAAACCCTCCGATAGTGTGGTGGCAACATTCCACTCATAATCAGCAATTTTGACAGGTCTTTTGAAGAAATCCTCGAGACTAGCATCTTGTGTATCCATAAGCTTACGAGTTGGGTCAATTGAGTGTTCGACCTCATACACGTGAGCTTGTTCTTCATCAGCAAAGGATACGTTTTGGTACTTTGATTCGCTTGGAGCACGCGATTCAATAGCACCTTCAACACCTGACTGAGCGTCATACTCATAGTCGAATGCGAAGTGCTGTCTGATATGATTGTTCTCATAGTCTCCGATTTCAAAGATGGCCATAGCTTCATCAATGACACTATTGACGTCAACAACTGTATTGAACGTTTCTTCACGCAGTTCGGGAGCTGAATCATCCATATTGCTTGTGGCAACAACGGATAATTCATCTTCCTTGTTCTCATCAATCTCAGAGAGATTGTCAACAGATGGAACATGTGGAATTTCGGAGCTTGTTACAGCGTCCGGGACTGGTTGACTATTAACCTTCAGGTCGACATTTACTAATGGAGACTGACCACCCAAAGTGGCTTCGACATCATGGCAGATCTCCACGTTACAATAATTTCTACAAAAATTACCAACCCCTTTATGTACAAGTTGGGTATTGGGTTATTTACACCAACAGGGTAGGTTTGAAATTTGAGCACGGTGAACTCATCTCTCGATTCCCCGGTAGGGACCGTTCTACATATGAAGCCTAAACATGTAACATAAAACATACAAACTATACACACACTTGGTAACCATACACATGCATCAATTTTGCTTTCCTTCAGATTTGAAACTGGGCCGGATTTTACGTCCCCGGAGCGACATATTTGGCATTCCACTCACTAACTCTTTCGTTATAAGTGGTATCCAAGCCAGTGCACATATGAGAGATACCAGCCCTCTCGGCAACAGTTCTCATGAGAGATCGTTGTTTCTCATACTTTTCCTCGCCATGGTTGAACCATTCACGAAGAGCACCATCAATATTTTGTGCACAAGCGCTTTCCTCGGTATCTACACAGTTCTTACCTCGCATGAAACAATGCAAAGATTTGTAGATTGATTTGTCCAAAAGAGCCCCGAGATGAACTCCAAGTTTTGGGTGCCAAACACTATCTCTCTTTAGAAATTCCCTGTCCTCAATGGGTAGAAAATCCTTCAGGTCAGACTCTTTATCAGGCATTGTGTATACCTGTCCAAATTCACCAAGAAACTCAGAACAACCCTTGATAGTGAAATTATGGATTTCGCTACTCACAGAGCCAATATTATCATCACCATACGTCATAATTGAAACATAATCGCGAAATCGCAATCGTGTTTCAACTGAGTCTGGCTGATTTTGAGAATAGAAATAGCATCTTAGGTTCAATGAACCACAAATACCATTAATGATAACTGTGAGTGAATTTCCGCTGATATGCGTACCTTCTGTGAGTCCAATAAGATCACCATTGAAAGCAATGTAGGAAAACACAATATCTCCTGTCATTGCCTCCATGATCTTGATGTCCTCACTAGTGTAATCACAAACTCGCGCAAAATCAATGAGAATGCGCAGAGCAGCAAAAATCAATTGAGCAGGAAGCTTCTGATCATACTTTCCATAGTCACCTCCAAAAAGTCGTTCATCACCAAACTTCATGATGTGATCATGTAATTCCTGCCATTCAGGACCGTGTGAATTGATGCCAACTGCACACTCAGATTTGAGAGGATTCATTTGCAACACTCGCAGAATGGGTAGATAATACTTCCGAATGAGGTATGTCAACGATAGTGCATTGCCATAGAATATACGACATTTGTCCTTCGTCAAAATCTCATCTTTCTTGCAAGCTTTGGCAATGGGATAACCCCTCTCTCCACGCTTGTAACAATCTTCGATCCTTGTAATTTCATCCATGAGTTCTTTCTCTAGTTCTCTATTGTTTGGCCACTCTTCCGTAGGTTCAAGTTCAGTAACGAAATTTCTCTTTGGACCAGATAAGGGAAAACCAACTGAAGTGTTCAACTTAATTGCATCCATGAATTTCTTACCAGGCATACCACACAAATTATCGTGATCCGTTAGAGGAGTACAATCCTTCCATAGATCGCTGTTGAAAATAGGCAAAAGCGCTTCCTTGTAATCAACAATTGCTATCTCTAGTAGGTCGTGTGGATATGGTTTAGCTGGTACAGCAAGATTTGCAAGACATTCTTGCCAACCAAACCAGTCTGGATTCAATTTTGGACCCTGGTAAATGTTAGGTACACCGCATACGTCAACAATGTGTTCGCTTATTGGTGTGACCTTCACATCAGTTTTAGTGACAGATCTGCCAGGGCACGATCCAAAATACTCAATCTGTGAGTTGTGTGGCAGGTAATTCAAAGGGCTCTTAGGATGGAGCTTATCTTTCTTCAGAACTTGAACTCCAAGCACCACCGTTTCGAACTTTCCAGCACCACCTGATAGAACCACACCTTCCATCGAACGAAGATCCTCAAAAGCAGCAAAAAGCTGTTGTTGGGTGATGCCACCATAGACTCCAACAGGGGTGCCAGCAGTGCCACCTAAGTGTACACCAAGAATGACACTCCCATTAGTTTCCGATACAAGGGTGGCACCGCATAGGCCATCAAAAGTATTGATTGTTAGGTTCTTATACAGACCACCATTGAACATGGTGCACGTCTTAACAATACCTGGCTCAGTGAGCCCCTTTGCGGTAATTATTTCACCACTCTTTTTACGCCAATACATGCGAAATGGTAC